GTGGATGAACCAGCAGAAGAAGCCCTCATTGATATGATAGGACTTACTTCACTGATACTTCATGAACTCAACGATGAACTACACAACTTCGCTAATCCATTGATAATGAGTAACTAATACCACCACCACACCACCAGTACCACACCACCACTATAACTATATTATTATTACAGCAGCGGGTGGAATAAATCGTTCTGCCCGCGCTCATAGTTTGCCCGAGACGTCCTTATGAATAACATAGTATAATATACATAATATAGTATAGAGTATAATACACCATCATATCCAACCACTCACCCTACCACTCACCTCTCTCACTCATATCACAGCAACTAACCTACCAGTATCACTAATACTATCGTGGTTTCTACACAACACTACAACTAAACTAACACCATCTACACCACTATTACCATTACAATATTACTATTACTAACTATCCCTATCGCATATGTAATACCATCTTTGACCCAGTAATCATATCTCTTAGTTATAGTGCTACATATAGTAATATTGTAATATAATCATAGTGTTAGTATTTGTAATACAAATAGGTGGCACACAAATCTGGTAAGAGTGGCACACAATTTCCTATACAAAGAGGGGTACGGGGTGATTTGAAACGAGATTGATTGACTATTACCACTACACCCCTATCGGAAATGTTGCGGGCTAATTTTTTGATTTTTCAGGATATTTAGGTCTTGCCTGCTCTTTGGGTGAGACCCATTTGCAGATGAATAGGGGTCCCAGGTCCTTCGTTTGGTACCATGCCGGTACCGATTAGGTACCATAGCAGTAGTAATATAATAATAACAGTATTAGTGGTTTAGTCATATTTGTACCCACATTTAACTAACCTGTCTAGTAAGTAGACACCCTTAAATTAGGGGAAAGGACGAGTGTTATGAAGGATAAAACAATCAAGATAAGGCTGACTGGTACAGAGGAAGCTATGCTTAAAGAGATATGTGAGCATGATAGGACTAATATGAGTGAGTTTTTACGTGAAGCGATACGTGGTGATTATGAGGCTTTGTACCCACAAAAGTATGCTGAGTTGTACCCACAAAAGGATAGTGTACCCACAAAGCGTAGTAAGACTGTACCCACAAAACCTAGTGTACCCACAAAGCGTAGTAAGACTGTACCCACAAAACCTAGTAAGACTGTACCCACAAAACCTAGTGCTGTACAACCTGCTGTACAAAAACCTAGTGGTGGTACACAAAGTGCTGTACAAAAAAAGGATACTGTACCCACACCTAAAGAGGCAGTGGCTTCCCCTGCAAGTAAAAAATTAGACCTCTTTGCTGAAGCCAAACGTCTTCTTCAATCAGCAGAGATTAGACAGGAGGCTATTAAGTATTACAAAACTAAGATTAATACCTTCGGTCAGACTAGAGATACCAGGTTGTTTGGACAGGGTAAATGCGGAGACAAAGAATACTATATCAAGGAATATTTAGTTGATAGTGGTTTAGTGTCGGATTGGAAGTTTTTTCAGCATCAGGTGCAGCCAGTTCCTCCGACGCCACCAAAGATACCGATGACGGCTGGTGTATAAATAGTGGAGGATAAATCAAATGATAGAAACAAAACGTGAAAAAAGAACCAGAGAGCTATTGGAAGAAGTAGCCGAGATAATCAAGAGGCTAAGAGAAGTAGGTCATAGAATTTTATTTACATTTTAGGAGATGGTTCCATGAGTAAGGAAATGATTACAGAAACAGCCGATGACGCGATAATTATTACGCGAGACAGCAAAGGCAGGTTCAAAAAAGGTAATAGAGCTAATTTGGTGAAGAAGCCCAAAGAGAAGGATGTCAACAAAGACATAGCGAAGTATATTAGGTCTAAATGCGAGCGCTATAATGTCAATTATTATATCGATGAACTTGATAGGTTGGCTCGTAAAAAGACCAAATGGAGTACGAACGACAAATTACGAGCACCCATTATCAGGGACCTTCTTGACAGAGCGTATGGTAAGGCACCCAACGCTGGAGCACCTATACAAAACGAGAACGTGGTGGTTATAGAAGCACCGAAGGAGCTGGAAGACATTTAATGAGCACATTTATAGACCTTCATAACTTGACCAAGAATATCAACCCATCGTTTTTGCCTCTTCTTCACGACAAGAACAGGTTTTTGGTGATGCGTGGAGGAGCTGGTTCAGGTAAGTCCGTCTTCGCTGCTCAAAAGATGCTCACAAGGATATTAGCGAACTACCAAACGGTGCAGCACAATTTTTTGGTTGTCAGAAAATATCAACCCCAGATTAGGAAGTCAGTATTTCCTCTAATCAAATATTTTGTTGATAGATGGCATTTGGAAGGGATTTGTAGACCAAACAAGACCGAGAGTTCGTTCTACTTTGATAATGGTAGTCAAATCTTGTGTATGGGTCTGGATGACCCCGAAAAGATTAAATCCATCACAGGAATAACTTCGATATGGGCGGAGGAAGCGTCAGAGTTACTATTAGATGACTTTAGAGAACTCAACAGACGTATGAGAGGTCTTACAGACACTTATTATCAATTAATGCTGACCTTCAACCCAATATCAATGCTCAATTGGTTATACGCGGAATTTTTTTTAGAAAAGAAATGGAACGCTACCCTACATCATTCAACCTATAAAGATAATTTATTTCTTGATGATGCCTATAAAGAAGAATTGTTGGGGTATGAGCAACAAGATTACAACAGCTTTCGAATATACACCCTTGGAGAATTTGGATTACTTGACGGAGTTATCTACCAATACGATGTGGTTGAAGAGATGCCAGACGAAACGCCAGTGTATGGAATTGACTTCGGATGGAACACAACAGCAGTAGTAGAAGTATATCTATCACATAATAACAAGGACTTATATGTCAATGAGGTATTGTATGAGCACAAGATTACGAATGCTGAATTAATTAACCGTCTAATAGCAGAGGGCATTCCGTATGACGCAATCCTCTATTGCGACGCGGCAGAACCCGACCGCATCAGGGAAATACAGGCAGCTGGATTTACCAAAGCGGTAGCTGCAAACAAACAGGCAAGGACGAAAGGTAAGAACAACGTTCGCTCTGGTATAGATTTTATCAAGAGTAAGAATCTATTCATTACCAAGAGTTCCACTAACGTCATTAAGGAAGTCCAAGGGTATGCTTGGGCTATGAAGAAGGATGGAACTCCCACTGAGGAACCAAGTAAGGTAAACGACCACTCGATGGACGCTATGAGATATGCAGCGTTCTCGCACTACGGATTACCTAAAAGAGAATATGGATTAGTATTAGCGGCCTAATAAACCTATGGAGAAAGAACTATGTCAATAAAAGATTGGTTTAACGGACTACTTCAGAGCAGAGAGCCAGAGGTAGAGCAGACACAGACCAAGGGAAGTATGAACGAAACCCTACATTACGTGAGGGACTATAACCTTAAACAATGGGATACATCTAATATAGACCCATTCACCTCTAATTATGTTGTGAACAGAGGTATTACCTTACTCGCGGATAATTTAGCACAGGTGCCACTGGATATTTACAAAGGTGAGCAGAAACAATCAGTAGATAATCCTGTGAGTAGGTTGTTTTTGAAGCCAAATGAATGGACTTCAAGGTTCGAGTTATGGGAAAGCACCATGATTTATTTTTACTTGTATGGTGAAGCGTTCTGGTATCTCAACAAGAACCCTTATGGTGTGATTACAGAAATATTCGTTCTACACCCTAAATTTATGAAGCACTACCTAAACAAGGCAACGGGACGACCAGACAAATGGGTATTCAACAACAAAGTGCCTATGGCTCCAGAGGATGTTATTCATTTTAGGATGTTCAACACCAAAGGTATTAGAGGTCTGTCTCCGTTAAAAGCTGTCCAGCTTGATATAGATAGTGAATTTCACGCTGCTAAATACAACAAACAGTTCTACCAGAACTATACCAAGATAGGTGGTGTTCTGACCGTAGATAAGGAAGCTCAAATATCTGCTGAAGAGATGCGTAAGGTTGTTTCAGAGTGGAATACTTTACATCAAGGTTCAGAGAACGCTTACAAGGTAGCAGGTCTGCTTGGTGGTATGCAGTATGATGAAAAAGGTCAGACGATGCGAGATATGGAGTTTATCGCTGGCAGAGAAGGTATAAGAGACCGTATTCTACTCTTATTGGGTATCCATAAAGCAATAGTGGGTGTGACAGAGAGTGTTGATAGAAGCTTAATGGAACAAGGTATGCGTTCTTTGTGGCAGACCAAACTGAAGCCAGACGCAATCCGTATTCAAGAGAAGTTGAATGCTGAATTTTTTACTGTGTTCTATCCAGGTATGTGGTGCAAGTTCGACTTGACCGTGATTGAAGAGTTGAAACGTCCTATGAATGAGAACCTTGATGCAGCTAAGAAGCTACTCGAATTAGGTTATACCACCAACGAAATTAATGAGCACCTTGGTTTAGGTATGCCAACAATAGATGAATTAGAAACTCGCTATTCACCTATGGCGTTAATTCCTCTTAATGAGGTCAGATATCCTGAACAAGACCCTGCTCCAGGCAAGGAATTGGATTTTTCGGTGTTGGAAAAGATTGTAGAGGACAAAGCAGAGGAAAAGGCAAGGCGTAGGACAACCTTCAGACAGCTTCAGAGCGCACAGGAGCGGTTATTTCACTCCAAGATGAAGCGATACATATATGAACAGAAAAAAGCCGTCCTAAATACTCTAAATGATAAAGATGTTTTAGACACAGCACAGATTTTGGGTAGGATTTCGACTGTGATGTCAGAACAAGATGGAAAATTATCTAATGTGAGCAAGCCCCTTTACAAATCATCTGCGGAAGCTGGCGCTCAATACGCTTATATGACCTTGGGATTGGATAAGGAAGCAATAATCCTGGATGAGATATTAGAAGGTAGAGTTAACAACCTGAAAGGCATTAATGACACTCTTTTTAATGAGGTCAAGAAGACATTACACGAAGGAACTGTTGCTGGTGAAAGCGTGGCACAATTAGCGAAGCGTATAAATCAGGTCTATAAGTTTGGTGAAAGCAGAGCGAAGACCATAGCAAGAACAGAAACTGCTTCTATGATGAGCCAGACAACTTTATCGACTTATCAGCAAGAAGGTGTGCCGAAGAAAGATTGGATTTCTTCGAGAGATGCTAAAACAAGAGTAGAACATTTAGATAATGATAATCAAGGTGCTATACCAGTAGGTAAGGCATTCAGTAATGGGGAACAATACCCTGGAGAAAATAGTATAAATTGCAGATGCGCATTGGCACCTGTAGTTGAATAAGGAGCTTACAATGTCAAACAAGATGATGAAATTATACACAACTAACTTTGAGACCAAGGTTGCGAAGGATGATCGTGTCATAGAGTTCATTGCTTCTAAAGAAGTGGTGGATAGAGACGGTGAGATTGTCCGTATCAAGGGTCTCGACCTAAAAGAATACAAGAAGAACCCGCTGGTGTTATTGAACCACGACAGGCATAGCTTACCTATCGGTAAAGCAACTAAGGTCTGGAAATCGGGCGACGAGTTGAAGATTAAAATCAAGTTTACTGAACCAGAAGAGTATAGCGTTGGTGATACTGTGTATAAACTTGTCAAGGGTGGCTATATGAATGCTCTGTCCATTGGGTTCCTACCTGACTTTGATAGTATTGAATACCCAGAGAAGAGACCAGGAAAGAAACAGGTCTATAGGATATTCAATAAATCAGCACTGCTTGAGGTATCCGTGGTTGGTGTTCCTGCTAATCCAGAAGCATTGATTACAGGTAAATCATTACAGGATGCTTATGAGCATGAGATTATCGATGAATTAGAGTGGAATGAGCTTGTAAAGGAGCTTACTAATGTCCAAGAAAAAGAAGAAACAGACGATGAAAGAGTGGTTGGAGAAGAAGAAAAAACAATCACTAAAGAAGATGATTACGAAATAGA